CAGTAATATCTAGCGAGCAGGTTAGCACCAAGTTTAGCGAAACCAATGTTTTGCTTGCTAACGGGGTGCGTATTATGGCACGCAGCCGTGGGCAAAAAATCCGTGGGTTGAGGCACCGCCAGTACCGCCCTGACTTGGTAATAATTGACGACTGCGAGGAAATAGACAAAGTGCAGAGCAAGATTTACCGCGACAAAACCGAACGCTGGATTAGGGGCGTGGTTATTCCTGCCATTGAGGAACTAAAAGCCCGCCTGATTATCATAGGCAACGAGCTGCACCGCGACGCACTTATGGCACGCTTGCGCAAAAAAGACAAGCCTGACGCCATGGGGCATATTTTTACTAACCGCAGTTACCCGCTGGTTGACGACAAAGGGCAATGCAACTGGGTGGGCAAATACCCTGACAAGGCAGCGTTAGACCGCCAGCTTGCTAAAGTGGGGCGCCTTATCTGGCTGCGTGAATACCTGCTTAAAGTAATACCTGAGGACGAGCAGATTGTTAAAGACCATGAGATACACCGCTACACCGAACTGCCGAACTACATTACCGTGGTTGCCAGCGGTGTTGACTTGGCTATTAGCCAAAAGCAGACTGCCGACTATACCACCATGGTGGCTGGTTTGGGCAGCGTGATTGAGGGCAAGCCAAAAATTTATGTACTGCCAAAGCCTATAAATGCTAGGCTTGGTTTTGCTCAGACCATAAGTACCATGAAAGCGCAGCAGGACGCTTTGCGGGCTTACGGCATGGCTATGTTTTATGTTGAGGCTCAAAGTTACCAAAAGGCAGCTATTGAGGTAGGCGAAATGCACATGTTGCCAATTACCCCGATTACCAGCGTGGCTGACAAGCGGGCAAAGCTCATGGCTATTGCCCCATTTATACAAAATGGTACTGTGCTATTCCCTGAGGCTGGCTGTGAGGAATTGGTAGACCAAATACTAGAATTTGGCGTAGCCGAGCATGACGACTTGCTGGACGGCTTAGTTAACCTTATTTACGGGATACTGCAAAACGGGGGCGTGCAGTTGCCTGAGGTAGTGATATTAGGATAAAAACAAAATGGAAAACAACATTACACCACAAACTAGGGTAATGCGCGAACTACCACCCGAATGGCAACACCTTATGCAGCTGGTTGAAAAACTTGGCTATGGGGAAATACAGATAATTGTTAAAAACAAAAAACCCCATGCTATTAAGAACCTTGCCCAAAATATAAACCTTACCGAGCCTGAGGACTTTAGGCGTGGGCTGGAAACGCACATTTTGTAGTTATGCACACTTTATGATATTGCAATGATTTAAAAATTATGATATAATGAATGTACTGAGGTGTGGCTGGGCAACCAGCCTGCCTAAACAAACTTTTACAATACGGGTTAGTAGCCTAAATTGACGAACAATAGGGCTTACGCAAATTACTCTTTAACAGGGTAGTGGGCGTAAGCCCTTTTTTTATTGCCTAAGCCCTGAAACTAAATGAACATTTTAGACAAAGCCCTTGGGGTTGTTGGACTGCTGCGCAAGAGCGCCAGCTACACTACCAACTTAACCACAGACGCGTTGAGCGTTTGGCTGAATGAAACCAAAGTTAGCGATAGCCGCGCTTTGGGTGTTTTTAATAACTGGGTTTATGCCTGTATCAAAGCTATTGCTGAGGAAATAGGGCGAACTCAGTTTATTTTAATGGAAGTAAAAAGCGACGGGGATAGCGCCAAGGACGAACACCCGCTGCTTGATTTATTAGCTGCCGTTAATACGCGACAAACTGGCTTTGAACTTTTATACACCATTGCCTGCCATTTAGAGGCTACTGGAAATGCCTATATTGTGCTTGACGGCGTGGAAAGCGAGGGGCAAACCCCTACCGCATTACACCTGCTGCCGCCTGACCGCGTGAAAATGAACATTGGCGCACTAGGCGTTGAGGAATATGTATTTAGCAACGGCAACAGCACTAAGACATTTTACCCATACCAAATTTTACATATTAAATACCCAAACCCACGCGACCAGTACAAGGGTATTGGAACCGTGCAGGCTATTGCCGACTGGATAGACGCAGACAACTACGCAACCGAATTTAACCGCAAATTCTTTAAGAACGGCGCCCACATTGGCGGTTTTCTTAAGAGTGATAGCGCATGGACTGCTGAACAACTGGAATACTTACAAAAATCTTTTGAGGGGATTTACAAAGGGGTTGATAACGCATATAAGACAGCAGCCTTGCCAAAGGGTACTGAGTTTACCCCTGCCCAACAGAGCCAAAAAGAAATGGACTTTACCGAGGGGCAGAGGCTTACACGCGACAAAATCCTTGCTGGGTTTAGAGTACCGCACATTGTGCTGGGGCTTGGCGCAGGCGAAAGCCTGAACCGCGCTACTGCTGACGCCGCACACTATGTATTTATGAGCCGCACAATCAAACCGAAAATGCAGCTTATTTGTGATTACCTTAATGAGTTTTTGGTGCCATTGTTTGGCGAAAACATTTACTTAACTTTTGTAGACCCTGTACCCGATAACCGCGAGGGCTTAATGGCTGAAATGACGGCAGCAGTTGGCGGGCAACCTGTAATGAGCGTGAACGAGGCACGCGAACGATACTTTAACGCACCGCCAATACAGAACGGCGACGCGGTAATGACCAGCTTTAGCACCATACCGCTTGGAAAGCCTGAGGAAAAGGCGCACGCCGCAAAGCAGAAAACTGGCGGCGGTAAACCTACCCACAGAAAGACCAAGCACGCAAGGGCTGCCACCAAGCGCAAGGAAATTGCAGAGGAACTGGCGGCAAAGACCGCAGAGGTGCTGGAAAAGCACAAAGAAAAACTGGCAAAGATTGCCACCAAGAGCATTACCGACTTAAGCCATGAGGAATACGACGCATTACATAAAAACTTTGTGGTACGGGTTGAGCCTTACGCTAAATTACTGGGTGCCAAAGTACGCCAGCATAATGACAATGTTTTTGCCGAAATAGAGGAAAGCCTAGCCGAGATTGTAAAAGCAGAAAAGCAGCCGCAGCTGTTTGACTTGGAAAAAGCCAATGAGGCACTTAAAAAACTGGCTGCGCCAGTGCTGAATGACTTGTTTAACAAAGAGGCTAATGCAGCGGCAAACCTGCTGGACGGCAAGGCAGTTAAAGAGATTACGCCCTTTAAAAAATCAGACGACGACGAACTGGACGACTACCTAACCCCTGAGGCACGCAAGGCGCTTGAAAAGTTTTACGGGCTATTTGCTGACCACTATAACAAGACCACCGCATTGCTACTTAAAGACACCATTGCTGAGGGGCTTGCAGAGGGGGAAAGCCTAAGCCAGCTGGTAGACCGAGTAAGCACTATTAGAGGTTTTAGCGACGAGGCGCGGGCTGAACTGGTAGCAAGGACTGAGAGCTTTAGAATAGCGAACTTTGCGACCCGCGAAAGCTGGAACCAAAGCGGGGTAGTAAAAAGCCTGAAATGGTATACAGCCGACAGCGAGGCATGCGCATTTTGCGACGAACTGGACGGCAAAATTGTGGACATTGAAGAAAACTTTTTAGAGCTAGGCGACACTTTGACAGCCAATAACGGGCAGAGCCTTGACATTAGTTACGCAGATGTAAGCGGTGGCGCACTACACCCAAACTGCCGTTGCTACATACGCCCTGAGGAAATAGAAGTTTAAAAAAATTAAGCAATTAACAATTATGGACAACCAACTAAAAAAACTGACAGCCGAAATAAAGGCTAAATTCCTTGAGGCGTTAGGCAAAAAGGAAGTGCAAGAGGCAATTGCTGAAACCAAGGCGGCAAAAGACACAGGAACCTTTGAAGTTGTGATTAGCACTGCTGACCGCGACAGACAGGGCGACATTATCATGCAGGACGGCTGGGTGCTTGATAACTACAAGAACAACCCAGTAGTGCTGTTTGGGCATGATTATTGGTCATTGCCTATTGGCATTTGCGACGAAATTAAAGTTGTAGACGGCAAGCTGGTAGCCAAGGGGCGCTTTGCAAGCCACGATTTTGCGCAGGAAGTGCGCAAGCTGTACGACGCAGGAATGTTGCGAACTACCAGCGTTGGATTTATACCGCTTGAAACAGAGGGCAATGTGATTTTGCGTGCTGAACTATTGGAATTTTCCTTTGTACCAGTACCAGCTAACCCAATGGCATTGAGCCTAGCCCACGAAAAGCAAATCAATTTAGAGTTTGCTTTTGCCAAAGGCATTTTAGTTAAAGAGGATACACAGCCTGAACCAGTAGAACCGACAGAGCCAGCTGCTACTGAACCTGAGGCGCCTAAAGAGGAAACACCCACAGAACCTGAAACCCCAGTTACAGAGGAACCTGCTAGCGAGGCTACTACTGAGGAACCCACACCCCCAGCCGCCGCCGAGAACAACGGCGACGAACAACAGCCAACTGGCGGGGATACAACTACCGAAACTAGCCCGCAGCCTGAGGCTACACAGCCTGAGGGCAGCGGCGAGGGTGCTGGTGAACCTACCGAACCTGAACAAAAGGCGGTAGAGGACGACGAACCGACAGACGGCACTGATGTTACGCAGCTACTAGAGAAAATGGGGCAAATGATTACAGCCCTAGCCGACTTGCATACGCAAGCGGTTGCAGCAACGGTTGATAAGGCATTAGGGGAAATTGCGCAAAAAGCGGGGCGCACCCTGAGCAAGCAGACCCGCGCATTACTTGAAACCACACTTGCCAAGATTAAAGAGAGTGGCACCGCCATTGAAAAGTTGCTTGAAACGGCAGACGCAAGCGACGACGGCGACGGGAAAGCAGCAGGCGAGGCTGCGACTACCGCTAACGACGACTTACCGCAGGGCTTTGCAGAGGTCAAGAGTGCATTGCAACGGCACATTGAAACCCGCGAGGTGTTGCGCATGGTGGCTACGGCAGTAGGCAACTCTTTGGAAAAGTACAACAAAGAGATTAAAGAGCTACGCCAAAAGTAGTTACAGCAAAGCCTAGCATTACAGCGACTAGGCAGAGCTTTAAAAAATTAACGCTGTAAGGACAACGAACATGGACGAGAAAATTTTGAAGGAATTGCAGCCAATGTTTGAGCAAGTTGTTGACCAAGTTATGGAAAAGCGACTTGGCGACGCTATCAACCCTATGGTTGCAGCGGAAACCAAAAAGATTGTTGCCCAATTGAAAATGGAACGCAGCCTTTTTGGACAAGACCGCACTGGCTTATCTGACGAACAAAAGAAAGATTTTGTTAGCGCAGCTAAAGCCATTGTAATGGGCATGAATGTTGAC